CGACTGCGGCGGTAATAAGAGTCAGACCACCCGTTGCAACTGCGGTAAGAGCCGCAGTTTTCGTCAATTCGACGTTTGTGAGGTTGAGTGCGGGAATCATCATTCCAACCATAGACACGGCGGTTGAGATGATGATTGCCTCCATCTGGTGTTCTTCATCCACAAGCATAGGGATGAGCATTGCGTAGCCCATCAACGCTCCCTTTGCAGTCTTCATGGCTCTGCCCTGCGTGAAGAAAGCGGCGGACGTAGCCTTCAGTTGAGCGGCGTGTCCTTTTTCAGTCACGATTGAGGCTTTTTTTGCGGCAATGAAAGTGTTGTTTGCCTGAATACCTTGCACGATAGCAGACCTTTCACCAGCCATCACCATAATCTTCTCTTGGAGATTTGCGATTTCTGCATCAATCGCCGCTGTGCTTGCGCCGCGAGCAAGGATTTCGAGTCTCTGGTCTTGCAGACCAGCCATCGTTGCTTGCAATTCCTTCTGACGAGTCATAAGCAAAAGGTTTCGCTTTTGCAGACTTTCCAGAACCGTAGCGTCAAGTTGTTTGTGAAGAACAATTTCTTGCGCCATGAACTGTCCTTCTTGCATCATGGTCTTGTTGAGCGTCTGTTGTTGCTGGACGTTCTGCATCACTTGTTTCCCACTACGGGCTTCCATAGCAAGGCGACCCTGCATGTTGGCGATGTTTGCCTGTTGTGCTTGACCATACATCTTTTCCTGTGCGGTAAGTGACTGAAGGGAAACCTTGTTTGCATCACGGGACTTCCGAAGCCTGCGAAGCAACGCTTCTTCTGTCTTGGCTTTGCGATTTGCGTCGAAAAACGCATCCTTCAGAGGCTTCTTTGCAAACTTGCCGGGGAACGCAGGCACGGCTTCGCGCGCTCTTTTAGCGCGGCGGCGAGTGTTGTGAATCATTACGCGCTCTTCTTGGAGTTGCACCTCGATGTTTGCCTTGCGAGCCTTAATCGAGTTCAAGATGCCTTGCGTTGTGAAGTTCTGCTGACGCGCGGCATAGATTTGACCATCAGCGAGGAGGTCTGCTTGGTTGCGCTCAAACTGAATCATGGCCGCGTTTTCTCGGTGAGCCGCCGCCGCCTTCTTAATCTCAAGACGCTGGGCAGGGGAGACGGCTTGCAGGGTCTTGAACGCAATGAAGAGGTTGAAGGCATTGATACCCAACTCAAACAGAGGCTTCGAGGTCTTCTCATACACAGAAGACAGACCGATGAAAGCACCGACGAGTTGGGAAATGGGTTGATACCCATTGATGCTTGTGTTCACGATGTTTTCAAAGCCCTTCAGGAAAAGACCCTCAGCGCGGTAAGCCGTCATGTATGCACCGGCAAGGTCTTCACCAATCGCCACACGCAGGTTTTCAAGACGAGCCTCCATGACCTTTGCTTGGAAAGAAGTGGACTCCATCTTTTTCTCAAACTCTTCAATCGCACCGTATTGTGCGTTGAACGCATTCGTCTGGAGTTGGACCAGACGGTTGTGGTTTTCCATCAGTTTCAGGAACTTGACGTAGTGACGGGAACCCGCGATGTTCACCGCAAGCGCACGCTTTTCCTCTGCGCTCATGTTTGCATATGCGGGAGCAAGTTCTGAGAGAACATCGGAAAGTTTCATCTGAGCAACGCCCTGAGCGTCAATGCCTTCGATGTGTTCTGCAATAGCCTTCGTTGCGGCGTTGTTGGCGTTGCCGAGACGCTGGTAAATCATTCGCAAACCTGTTCCGGCTCGGCTCACTTCTTCACCTGTCTCAAGAAGCAAAGCAGACATAGCCGCCATCTCACCGATGCTTTCACCTGCGATATCTGCCTGACTTGCGAATTGGTTGAGAACGAACGTAATGTCTTCCATCGTGGCGACAGAAGAGTTCTCAATGGTGTTCAGTTGGTTGAGGGTGTGAATCGAGGTCTGGCGGACAATGTTTGCTTGTTCTTCCGCAGACAGAGCCTCATACTGCGCGCGGCTTAGACCACCAAGAAGGAACTGCGTCTGCTGTGCGAGGTTGATGAAGCGGTTCATACCCTCCTCGGTCTCCATCTCACCGACCTGAGACATCAGGAGACCGGCTCTGGTTGATTCGATAATCGCTTGCTGGCTACCGAGAGCATCCTTCAGTTGCGCCATACGCGCAGACGCGGCCAAAGCCTCTGCGCCCGTAAATGCAAACGCTTCACCCATCTCACGGGTTGCATCTGCAAACTTCATCACAGAGGCGTCGTCGTTATAGAACTTGCGAAGACGAACGAGTTGGTCCTCAAACTCAAAGAAGGAGTTCACGACTTGCTCAGTCGCTTGGATAATCTGTTGCGAAGTCTGGGAAAAGGAGTCTTCGACGCCCGCAAGAGCGTCCATCATCATTGCCTTCTGAACCGTCATTGCGGCCTCGGTATCACCGAGCATCCGCTCTGCTTGGAACTGACCGACAATGTCGAAGAAGACACGCGCCGCTCCCGACTTTGCCATCTTAGTCCTCTCCCATCCACTTGTTCAGAACACCTGCAAGACCGGCGGCATCTGTCTTCTGGGCTTCACGCCTTTGATTCCGCCGAGCAACGGCGGACTTGGCGTCTGCTTTGCCCTTAGACTCTTCGACCTGCTCCGAGATACGGTCGCCGATTTCGGCGGCTACGGATAGGTCGAACTCCAATCTTGCAAATCCCCCCTCTCTGTCGTATCGGTCAAATAGGTCACTCGGTAGCACGCCTTTGAATGTTGAACAGAGAACGGGGGCCATACTTGAAATCAGACCAAAGGGACTGCGCCCTCTGGGTCGTCGCCACGGACGAAGGAGAGGATTTCACGCAGTTCTTCGGACGTCAGGGAATCCACGTCAAAGCCAGCATCAATGATGCACTTAGGAACCCACGCTTGAATCTGGGAAGTCACGCCGCCGCCTGCGGCATCAAGGGCTTCTGCAAACTCTTCATGTTGTTCTGCGGTCCAATCATTCGGATTCGCACCGAAATGACGGAACTTTCGCATTGTCTTCATCTGGATGTTCTCAATTTGCAACTTGTCCATGCCCGATGCTTGTCGGACCCAGACCTTCGTTCCATTGTCGAGTTCAATTTCTTTCTTCAAAACAGGCACTTTTCTTCACCACTTTCACTACTCGTCATAGACGAGTTCCAAGAACCGACCACACTACTCAGGTCGTTGCTCATGGAAAATCACTCTCAGGGAGACGCTTCATAGGAAATAATAGCCATGTAATGATTACCCACAGATTTGCGGACAATGCTGATATCCCAGATTTCGTCGTTTACGCCCAGAGTCCGCAAAGCAGTCTGCAACTCTGAATGAATCGTCAGATGCGTTCCATACACAACCTTAGTTGCGAGGTTTCCGGGAGTCATCACAGGCATCTAAACACCACCTTAGAACGTGTCGCTGTTTGCGAGTTCGTTGGTGGAAGTCACGACGCATTGGGCCATTGCATTTGCATCACCAAGGTCATACAGACCGTGGAAGTTCACAGTCATCGTCTGAGAGTCACGACCACTCACGGAGGTCTCAGGCATCTCATACTGCACCTTGAAGAAGTCAAAGCGAATGTCGTCACTCGTTCCAGCACGGAAGAGGCAAGAGAGAGCAGGGGCCGAGGCTCCGGGGTTGAACAGAGCCGCGTTGCTGGACGTCGTAGCACCCAGCAACTCATCGAAGTAAGGCTCGCCTTCTGTGGACTCTCCGGTCAGAAGAGCCTTGTCGAAGGTAATGCTTCCCGTAATTTCACGGATGGTCACGGGAGGCGCACGCTCACAGGTATCGCTACCCAGAGCGTAGGAGTTATCAATATCCCTGTTGGTGCGAATCTCAAAGTCAATGGACTGAACGCGCTTCGAGAAGTCGCTCGACGAAGCCACGGCCTCAAAGTTCACGAAGGCTTGCGAGAAGTGGGAAGCATCTCCGGTGTAGCCCGTGACTGAGGTGGAAAGAGATTCCGTGGAACTGCTCTGCTTTGCACCGACGGTGTTCACGGTCAGCATGGCGTATTCGCCAATGGACGCAGAGACGGCAATGCTTTCAATGACTTGACCCGGGAAGAGGTGTTCGCTGTCGTCACGACCAACACGGAAAGTGTAGGAAGGAAGGACAGTCGAAGAATCCACACCCAATTCGGTGAAGGTGTGAGGACCAGACGCGCCGTTGTTGTCGTGCGTCCCAAAGACGCCCATCAAGACGTTCGCCAAGAACTTGTCTGGCTGAAGGGGGAGGGTGATGGAACCCTCGGCAGACTGACGACCCACAACAGTCTTTGCAGAGCCGTAGTAGTTCATATCCGCGCGCTTTGCGATATCATAGGAGTTCGAGAAAGACTCGCTTTCAATCTCACCAATAGCGTTCGCCGGGACTGCGGTGTTATACGTTGATTCCTTGCCCACGCTGACGTAGCGCGTGTGGTTGCTGGAAGCCATGTTTTGCAGATGCGCTTTGCGACTATTAAACTCTTCGTCACACTTCTCTTAGGAACATCCGAATCTTTTTCATATAGGTAAGATTTAGAGTGTGAACGCAGACGACTTCATCATCATCAACCTTTGAGTCGAGGCGGGTATCATAGGCAATGATGGAGTCCACACCATCCTGACGTCCCGTCAGAGAATACAGTTCATCGAAGACTTCGCCCATGATGCTCATGCCTTGGCGATAGGCGTTGCGATAGTCAGTTCCGCGCGTCGTGACGTAAATCGTCACTTCATACCTCTGGTCTGTGCGAGTCCCTGAAAGCGTCAGAAACTCAGGAGAGTCCACTCTCTGTGTGACGACGTGAACTGCGGGAGGCTGAATCCTGTTAATCATTGAGTTGGAAGACAAGTCAAAGCCATACACAATTCCTCCGACGCCAACGTGGGTCTTAAGAAGGAACCTTTTTGAGGCACGGAGAGTATTCACGATATTGAAACCTGTCCTAAGAAGGGTGTCTGTGACCCAATCGGACATGTCCAATTCATCTGGGGAATAGGCTCCATGTGGCGTGTAATAGACTGTGAACCAATCAATTGTGCCCGTGGTGTTGCCCCATTGCACCGTCTGAGCAGAAGAAGATGCACCCACTACCTCAAGGTAATGCTGATTAGCATCATCGTCTTCAACAATTTCGCGCATATAGAGACGAGCGGTTCCATCGTTAGCGAGAGTCAGACGCAGAAGACATGGGACAGAATCGTCATCAGCAACGCTGAGGTCGAGTTCAGGGGAGGAAACAGTAGTAGCACCGACGAGTTTCACCTTCTGCAAACCACCGTCACTTCGGACTTCCACCTTATGAGTGCCGTTATCCAGCACCATGATGATTTCGTCGTCAGAAGGAGCCGAGATGTATTGCAGACCGGCGATGATAGTCAAGTCATTTTGGTCGTCTAAGACGGTCTGACTCCACTTCTGTCCAAGCGTTCCGTTCGTGATACGCCAAGCATCACCATTGACGACACCGTCTCCTGAAGTTCCCGTCAGGACCCAAGCATCGTTCTGTTCTCCAACGGGACTGAGAGGGTCATTACCTGCAAGGCGCGCGGTCCAGAAATGATTGTTGCTTGCTACCGTCATAGTCTCACCCTGAATCCATTTCTGTCTGCCGCTTCCCTGACGACCTTCTTTGCTTTACCTCTGAACTTCATAGCAACTTGATTTTCGATTGCGGCCATGTAGTCAAAGATTTTCCTTTTTCCGTTGAAACCGGGATGTGTTGCGGCCTTCATCATGCCTACTGTCCAATCCCCCGCCGCACCTGTCTTGACGTAATGTGATACAGACGAGCGCACCTTCTTTGGGAGCCATCGTGGGTATCTGTAAGGACGATGTCCACCAGCAACAATCTGCGAAAGAAAACCACCACGACTACCGATAAGACCCTGTTGTGCTTGTGCAAGCGTAGGTCCTGTATGCACACGGATAGCCGTCTGGCCGGGAACATCGTCTTGACGCAGAGCATCTGCAACACGGACATAGATGTTCTGAGAAGAGCCGAACTGCTCCCACGGAGGCACGGTGCGACTTGCAAGAGGACCTGCCTTTCGCTTCAAAGCCTCTTGGGCAAACTCAATTGCTTCTTGGATTGTCTCACGCAGAACGTCTTTAGTCAGTTTGTCGCCATCTTCGCCCATCCTATCGAGGGCTACGCGGAGGTCATGGTCGTCCCAATCAAGACGAAACTGCACCTGAATAGAACTGTGTGTCGTTTTACGCGGACCCTTGCGAGTCAGCATACCGGAAGTCGTTGCTCGCTTGCGATATTTGCCTACGCCAGACTTTGCAAACTTAGGCTCGAAGCGGCCACCGGCCCCATACCTCTGTGCCGCACGAACCATTCAAACACTACCCATGTGAGCAATACGGCGAAGCCGCATCATTCCTCGTTCTCGGAGGTTCTTTCCTCGGACGTCGGTGGATGTCTGGTGTGTTGATTCATCTTCGAGATAGACACCTGCGGCAATGTCGGCACAGATTTCGCGCATGACGTGAGCAAACTCGCCTTGCTGAACCGCAACACCCGTGGCGTGCGAAAAAGAAAGTCCGGTCACGCCGGTCAAGTCGTTGGTTGACTTGCCGGTCCAAGAGAATGAGTCTCCATCCACGTTCCCGCTTCCAGAGGTTGCAAATGAGGAACCAGAAGCAACCGTCACAGTTGTTGCTCCTGCGTCAAGTGCGCCGCTCAGAGTGCTTTCTGCGGTAGCACGGCTTGGCTCATCGCGTCCATATTCACGGAAGCATTGGTCAATCTCAATGCTTGCCCTGCGAATCACGGCTTTGATGCGTGTGCTTGCGCGAGTTCGCTGACTGCTATCGAGACCAAGACGCATACCTACGTCTGCTTCGGAGCAGTAAAACGCCATCACTCCACCCCAAGCGCGCTAATCAAGTCAGCCTTCGTTCCTTCGACGCTGACGCCATGCTCTTCAGCAAGAGCAACAAGTTCGTCCTTCTTCATCTTCTTGAGAGCAGACAAGGAAGGCAGACTGCGAACCTCTTCGACAATCTCTTGGACTTCGTCCACGACGTCCATGACTTCATCCAGAGTGACCTTGCCGTCGGCAGTCACTTCAGTCCACTTTGCACGAAGTTTTGCAAAATACTTCAGGATGAAGACAACGGCAAGCAATTCAATGACGCCAGCCGCAAGCAGCATTCCAATTCCCATTTCCATATCCATTTTTATTCACCTTTATATTCAACGGAGACTGCTTTCGACTTGGGGATAATCATAAAATGACGGTCATCGCCTTGCCTATAAATGCGATAGCCATGTGGTGTCTCTTCAATCTTTACATTGGAAAAGCACTTTTCAGGCGGTATGTAAACAATTTTTCCCTTTCTCATTTCCACCATCTCCATTTGAAAATACGGATGCCGTTTCTGTGAATCTGCCTATCGAGAATGTCTGCGATAAAGAGGTCAAGCCAAGGGTCGCGCAATCAATCACCATCCTCAAGAATCCAAGCGTTGACCTGCTCCACCGTGGGGGCGGCAACGTCGAGAGGCCATCGGGAAGGCATGTAGCGAATGATGCCGTCGCCTCTATCAAAGAACGGGGTCATATCACATTCAAGCAACGCCGGGTATCGAGCATGTAGCACGGAAACACAATCAACCATCATCCAATCCTCCTAATATAGCACTCGTTATAGAATCCGGTCCGCATCCTGTATTTCAGGCTCGATGATTGGTTCGATTGCTTCCTTGCCCACAGCGCAAATGCGATGCGGTCGCCCACGTCAAGACGCCTGATTGTCTCGACCACAGGCCCCTTTGCAGACAGACCTGTTCCATTCGTGTATAGGAACGTGGGACCGCGCACCAAGAAGTCCTCGGGGGTAGGCGAAGGGCCAACGTCCGGGTCTGCGCTATCCGAC